ATTCTTAGGACCTGATGGATTACGTACAATCGCAGGTACTGCAAGAATTGGTGACGTTGAATTAGGAACTATAAGTTCCAACGTGCAAAGTTTATTTGATGATAACTTAGCAAGTGCCTCAGAGTTTGACTCTATAGTTATACCTGATAAAACACAGTACAGAATATTCTTTACTAAAGATGGCACAGGAGAAAATGCAACTCAAGGTGTTATATGTGTTTTAAGAGGACAGACTTTTGAGTTTGCCAAAATTAGAGGAATAAAACCTGCCTCTACAGATACATTTGTATCAGCAGGAGATGTAATCGTATTACATGGTGCATATAGTGGTGGTTACGTCTACAGACAAGAATCAGGTAATGATTTTGACGGAACTGCTATATTAGGTAAATATAGAGGTCCTGATATGACATTCGGTGATGCAGGTATACGTAAACATATGCAACGTGTTATCGTAAACTTTAAACCTGAATCAACAATAGATGCAGATTTGTTTTTAAGATATGACTATGAAGCAAAAGATTCTGCAAGACCTGCAGCTTACGAATTAGACTCTAGTGACATAGCTGCAATATATGGAACTGCAACTTATGGAGCAGGTTCTACCAACTTTGGAACTTATGGTGGTGCTTCACAACCACTTGTAAGACAGTCAGTTGAGGGTTCAGGATTTGCAGTTGCATTAAGAGTCAATGATGGTGGTTCTACTGCACCATATTCTTTAAAAGGATTTCAGTTAGAATATCAAACAGGAGCAAGGAGATAAATG